GTTTAGATGCTGACATTGCTGGTGAATTATGGAGCATCTTCATCTTGTGGACGTTTAATATTTTTCCTTTTGACATAGCTCCACCTCCGATTAAGCGTCTGACACTGGATTGACCTAAAGGAGTTGTTTGTGAAGCATCTAATACATCTTGCTTGGTGAGGATACCAGTGTAGACGGAAGATTGTCCACGTTCTGTGACGAAGATACCTGAATTTACTGTGATTAATACAATTTCGGGAGTAATTGCGGATTGTCCTCCACTACCATAATCATCATAAACGTTTGTATTTTTAACATTTAAGTTGAATTGAAGCTGGAAATTGCCGAGAGAACCTGGGGCATAGTAATCTTCGGTTAATTGAATGTGCTTACCAAAATCTAACATTAAATAAGAACCGACTGTTGGTACTGTTGATGAGGCAGGAACGTATGGAGAAGGGATTGTTCCTGACATTACTGAACCGACAGTTGAGACACCATTGAATTCATCAAAAGATTGAGTTGAGCCTGCTTCCACGCTATATCTAAAGAGGTCATAGGGGGTAGCACTCGAGAGGATACCTGAATTATTGTTAAAATTTATTGAGATACCAGTAATAGGTAATGAAAAGTCAGAATCATTTGGAGTTTGAAGTCCTTGGGGTTTTCTGCAGAAAATGATTAATTTATCAGGAATTTGATTTAAGTTAAATGTAGAGCTTGTTAATGATGATGAAGTTCCCCAAGGAATGGAATTTGAGGTAGTTGTGAAGTAGCGAGGATATTCTAAATAAGGTACAACATTTCTTGCTGGCATTAGGTCAGAAGGATGGGCTGTAATATAATTTAATAGGAGTTGAGAGTTAGAAACAGAGACACCAGAAACAACATTTATTAAAACGTCAGGTGTGCATCTAAAACATCTATTACCATTACCTAAATTCATGACAACATTCATATTTTGGATACCATAAATAGCTGAATTGTTATCACAAGGTTCATTCCATGAGAATGGGGGGCAGATTAAAGGTTCACAAGTTGTGAAAGTTAATGTATATACACCACCAACTTCTGATAATGTGACATTACTGACATCTGCATTTGAATTTTTATAGTTAAATCCAGAGAATGCTCCATTTGTTCTGAAATCATTATCAATGCCAGAGCATTCATATCCACCAAGAATACTATTAGGAAGACCTACGCCTGTTGTATTAGAATTAGAAAAATATGTTTGTAATACATCAGGTAAGACTGGTGTTGTGCTTGAATATCTATTTAATTCTCTGCTGTCATTTGTTTTTAAGATAGCAGGTAAGACATCACGAATGTTGATAGAAGTTGTGTTATTGTTAATTGTTGTGGTAGTAGTTTGCAATAATTGTTGATTGGGAAATGCTGCAAGGGCTAGGTTAAATCCTAAAACTGGAACTGCTGAACCTGCGGATAAAGTAAAATTTAAGGTGGATGTTGCTGTATACATTACACGTCTATCGACTAAAGTTTGTTCTGATGGTACTTGAATATTAAAGCTGACTGAAGATGTATTATTATTTTGAGAAATAGAAGGTTGGACTGAAGGAACTACATTTTGTCCACCCTTAAAAACTGCGTATTCAATTGAGTCAGATACCATAAGACGGTCATCTTTTATTAAAACTTTTTTGAAATCGTTGCTCATCTATATATATATATAATAATAAATAAAAAAATTTTTAATAATATATATTAATTCTAAATACTTGATAAATTAAATATTTTCTTTCTAAACATTAATTTTAAAGTAGCAGTACATCCAGCATCCAATAATAAAGGATGTAAAGTATTATAATTATCTTTCCAGAATACTGAAATTTGTATGCTATTAACTGGTATATTAGAATTTAAATCTGTAAGTTTATATTCGACAATTGGTGTGTAATTAATTACTGGCTTTGTTTCATCACCACGTACCATAGGTATATCTATACTACATAAAATAGGACTTATATTTCTATTATTATTTCCACCTAAATTATCATTTAAATCATTAAAAATATTTGGAACACCTGTTAATTCGTTAGCTATAGGCATTAGTGCGGTTGTGACGACAATATTTTGGACAGGATTCCAAAGAGGTGTTGTAGGATAGTCTTGAGTAATAACTGAAAAATCTGTAATAGTTGCTGATGGATAAACTGTTGTATTTCTATTAGGAAAAGCAGTTGAAGCAACAACTGAATGACTACCTAATAAATTACTTACATTAGGATTTACTAAAAGGGGTGGTGTAGGTAAAGCACCTTGTTCAGGTGGATTAATATTTATTAAATACCAACCATCAACATTTTGAGGGTTTCCTGTACCACCTAATGGAATTTTTTCAACGTATGTAGCATTAAAAGATGAGAATAAATTATATAATGGTGCATTCATAAACATAAAATAATTAACTGAACCAGTATCTGTTTCATAATTACCTCCCCAACGTGTAAATCCAGCTGTTTGTGGAAAATTAATTGAGGCTATATTTTCTTTATCTATACTAAATTGTGGAATATATGAATCACCTATATTCGCATTATTTATAGCATTTATAATTGATGAATTAATACAATCTATAAACCATTGATAAGAATATAAATAAAAATAATCTTGAATATTGTTTGCTTTTACTGAATTAATTGATGGTGGTGGTACAGTTAAATCTTGTGGAGAAAATTTAATAGGGAAAACAATTGTCGGCGTGACTAAAGGAGGAGTTCCTGTGACAGCAGTTTTACCTAATCTAATAGCAATTTTATAAATTGTATTATAATTTCCAACTAAACTGGTGATTGTATCAATTAATGGAACAAATAAAGGTAATGATGGTGTATCAACTGTAAAATTATTAACTGATAAAAAATATTCACTTGGATTTTTAATGATGACATCAGTACGTGTATCTGTAAATACAATTGGTACAGATTCTCTTTGTCCTAATTTATCATTGTTTAAAATGTTAATATCATAATAAGTATGAACTGGTGATGAATCATTAAAATTAACTTGGGTTTGTAATGACATGTATATATATAATAGAATATATTTTTTTTATTATCTTATATTATATTTATCAAATGCCCTATGAATTAAAGAAATTTAAAAATGGATATAAAGTATGTAAAAAAATAGGAGATAAAAAATGCTATAGCAACAGACCTTTAAATTATAAAACTGCATATAAACAACGTCAGGCAATTGGGATTAGTGAGTCTCTATCAGGTGGAGATTTAAAAATATATTCTTCAGATAAAAAACTGCACGATTTTATTGATGAAACAATTATTGAACCAGATGTAAAATATTTAATGGAAATATTAGAAGAATTTTTAAAAGAATCGTGTAAAAAAGACGACTTAAGAGCTATTGCCTTTCATTCTACACAAAATAAATATGTATCAAAAGAAATAAAAAAAGAATGTAAAAAATTAATTAAAGATAGAGTATCATACGAATTTTTAAGAGATAATGACGAAGAAAGTTATCTAAAATATGTATTATTAGAAGCTTTTAAACATCTTATTATTTATTTTAATGAAATTGGTATTAATGATTATATATGTTTTGATAGAGCGAGTGGTAGACAAGCAGGTTGGTTTCAAGCTGGTACATTAGATGATGAAGTACCGTGGACTATTTTATATCAATATAAAGATGATAATATATATTTTAGAGCATTGGCTGAAATAGGTCAGAATTATAATACAAGAATATATATAGATACATTCTGTAGTGCTGGTGGTGGTAAGGTATTAATACAATATTTACAAGACTGTGTAGGTAAAGAAAAATTATTAATTAATTTTTCAAATACTAAAAGTCTTGAATTAAATAGTGTTGAAACTTATAATACAGTTAATTTTTATAATGATTGTGGATTTATGATACTAAAAGAACATTATAATGCTATTCAAGATTATTGTAATGAATATTTAGATAAATTATCTGATGAAGAAATTATTGAATATTATCGTGAATTTAGAGATACTGACTACAAAGAATGGACTGAACTAAAAGAAAAATTTTATAATAAAATAGATTGTGGTGGTAGTAGAAAATGGACTCCAAGTGATAAAAAAGGCGACTACGTACCTGCTGATATTTATAAATTAGTAGTTAATATTCTAAATGATAGTGTAAAATATGGTCTAGATGAAGAGTACAAAGATAAAGAAGATGAAGATGAAGAAGAAGTCATTGGTGGTGTAAAAGCACCATTTGGTAGAATAGGAGGTAAAAGTAAATTAAAAAAAATTATTGTTGAAAAATACTTTCCTAAAAATTATGAAAATATGACTTATGTAGAACCATTTATTGGTGCTGGTTCAGTATATTTTTATAAAGAACCATCTAAAAAAGAGGTTATAAATGATTTAGACAGTTCAGTTATTGAATTATTTAGAGGATTTAAAAAATATGATGGTAAAGACATTGATAAAGATATTAATGGTGCTTATAGTAAAGAATTATTTAATAAAATAAAAGATTCAAAACCAAGCACAGAATATAGAAAATTTATTCAAAATTTAATCTTAACTAGAACATCATTTTTTGGTAAGAAACAAAGTTATGGTATTGGTAATAGTAGAAATACTATATCAGCAAATTTTTCAACTAATAAAATTAAAGATAGATTAAAAGATACAGAAATTTATAATAAAAGTTATAAAGATATTATTGAAAAATATGATAGTCCTAATACCTTCTTCTATTTAGACCCTCCATACGAAAATAGTACTGGATTATATGTTCATGATACTCTACCTATAAAAGATGTTTATGATATATTAAAGAATATAAAAGGAAAATTTTTAATATCATATAATGATAGTAAAGAAGCCAAAGAATTATTTAAAGACTTTAATATAAATTATGAAAATACAACATATGAGCATACAAAACATGTAGCCAAAAGAATAAAAAAGGAAATGTTAATTTCTAATTATAATAATATGGAAGGAGGAGCAGTTCAACAATGGGATGCTTTTAAAAAGTATTTAAAAAAGTTTAATATTACAGAAAATAATTATTTAATTAATGCTAGAATAAAAGCAGGTAATGCTGGATACGATGAAAATAAGTTATTTATGGCAGATGATGGAGTACACAAATTAGTTTATGATAGTGCTGTTGGTAAAGTAAAATTCGGTAGAGTAGGCTATAAAGATTATATAATTTATAAATTTATTGCTTATTTTGAAAAAGATGCAAAAAAGAAAAAAGAAGCAGAAGATGATGCGGAAAAATTTAGAAATCGTTTCCAGAAGAGCCATAAAGCTATGAGTATAAAACATAAATTAGGAAATTTATCACCTAATGAACTCGCATTAAAAATATTATGGTAAAAAAAAATATATATTAATATATGGCAAGTAGAATTAACAGTAATTCAATATTTTTTGTTGAAGATGAATATAATGGAGATGAAAAAGAACTATTTCAAAGATACAAATTATTTAATTATCCTATATACGTTGTAGGCAGTTATAGTATGGCAAGTCAAAGATATACTGCTGATATTGATGCTTTATCATTAATATCAGGTAATAAAGACTATAAAAAAATTAATGAACAAATAAAAATAAAATTAAGAGATTTAGAGTTAGATTATGATATTTTTTTCATAGAATTTAAAATACAATATAGTGATGGTACTAAAAAGAAGTTTTTTAATTATGATGATGTAGAGATACCAGAAAAAAACTTTAATAATATATATTATTTGAAATTAGATACAATAGTTTTTTTAAATGGTGTTTTTAAAGAATTTTCTATAAATTATTATTTTAAAGAACCAGATGACTTTATAAGAGATTTAAAAAAAGATATTGTAAAATTTAAAAAAGAAGGATTATATTTAAAAGCCGTTAAACGTTATTTTTCAATAGCTAAATTTAATGATGATAGAGTATCAGCAAAATTAATTACACAATTTTTAAATAGTAAAACTGGTAAAGATTATGAATTATATAATAATTTACAAACTATTATAATGTTGCTTGCTAATTATGGCGAGGATATAAAAGTAAGAGATAAAGTTAGGGTTATATTAAATCAAATAGGTATAAAACCTTTTGTTTCTGAAATTAAAAATAAAATAAAAATTTTATCTAAAGAAGTTAATGCAGAAGCAAAAATATTTTTAGAGAAATTTATTAAATAAAAAAAATATAATATAATATATGTTTAATACAAAAAAAATTGGTCGCCCTGTCTGTAGAATAGAAGGTGGTAAATTAGATAAAAAAGTTATGTTTTTAAGCGGTGAAGCTGATTCTGACAGTGATGGAGAAGAAAGAGTTAAATTGCCAAAAGAATCTAAATTTATACATACACCAAATACAAAGCAAGAAAGAGACGTTTTATATATTACAGGTGCTTCTGGCAGTGGTAAATCATATTATGCTGCCCAATATATTAAAAATTATAAAAAAGCACATCCTGATAATTTAATAGTTTTATTATCACCAGTTTCTGATGATGAAAAATTAAATGAATTATGTAAAAGAATAAAAATAGATGAATCATTAGTTAAAGAACCATTAATGCCTTCTGATGTTAAAGATGCATTAGTTATTTTTGATGACATTGACGTCATAAAACAAAAACCTTTAAGAGAAGCATTATATAGTTTCTTAAATCAAATTTTAGAATTAGGTCGTCATACCAGAACAAGCTGTATTATTACAAATCACTTACCTACAAATGGTGTAGAAACTCGCAGAATGTTAAACGAATGTCATTCTATAACTTATTTCCCTGCTTCTGGTAGTAAAAGACAACTAAATAATTTATTAGAAAATTATGTAGGTATGGACACGAAAGATATTAAAAAAGCTAAAAAATTAGGTAGTCGTTGGGTGACTATATTTAAAAATTATCCACAATTTGTTATGACAGAAAAAGATTTATATAAACTTGCAGATGATGATTAAGCTAAATAATATTTAATAGCTATATGTAGGTCAGCTTTTCCAAATGTAGACTTTCTTTTCATAACGAAGCTGTAGACTCTAGCATATCCCCATTGTTCTGCTGAATTAACTTGCTTTCTCACGCTAGCATGATTAGAATAAAAAGCTCCTTTACCTTTATTAAAAACTTCAACTAAAGCATCAAAAGGCATACCAGAAAGCTGTGATATTTCATTTAAAGTTAAACTTTTTTTTGGGTCAATGTTATGTAATTTTTTAAATTCTATAGAATTAATTACGGGCATATATTATAGTTTAGATTTTTTTATATTATAAAAATATATAATATGAATGAATTTACAGAAAATTTATTTCAAAAACTTCAAGACAAAGGACTTTCTGAAAGTTCTATTAAACTTTACATTAGAAATTTAGAAAAGTTAAATGAAGGCGAATTAAAGAATTTAAAGTTTTTAAGCAAAAAGGAAAGCATATTAGAAAAGTTAAATAAATATAAAGATAATACTAAAAGAGGTTTCTTAATTTCTATAGTTTCAGTCCTTGGATGCTGTCCAGAAGATAAAAAATTATTAAAAATAAAAAATGAATATTATAGTCTAATGGTTAATAAGAGTAAAGAAATAAAAGGTAAAGAAACTACAGAACTAACTGATGAACAAAAAAAGAATTGGGTATCATGGGATGAAATATTAGAAACTTTTAAAAAATTAGAAGAAGAAGTTAATAAATTTAAAGACAATAAAGTTATTTCTGATAAAGATTATAATTTATTATTAGGATATACCATTCTCGCATGTTATATTTATAATAGTCCAAGAAGAAATAAAGATTATCAAAAAATGAATATAGTTAAAATAGATAATGAAAAATTACCAAAAGACATCAATTATTATTTATACGATGATAATAAATTCGTTTTCAATAAATATAAAACAGAAAAAACATATGGAAAACAAGAAATACCAGTTTCAGATAATCTAAAAAATGTATTTGATATTTATATTAAATTTCATCCTCATTTAAAAGGCAGAGTAAAAAAAAATAAATTAGTCAAGTCAGTTAATACACCATTTTTCGTATATCAAGATGGTACTGAATTATCCAGTATTAACAGCATAACCAGAATTTTAAATAAGGTACTTGGAAATAAAAAAATGGGTTCAAGTGCCTTACGTCATATTTTCTTAAGTAATAAATATAAAGACGTCAGTAATGCTATGAAAGAAGATGCTACATTAATGGCTCATTCTACACCACAACAACAACAATATATTAAAGAGATTTAATTTTTTATATTTATTAATTATATATATAAATGGTTAAGAGAAAAGTAAATAAAAAGAAAGGTGGGAGACGTAAAAAAGGTAAGGGATTTGAAGAAGAAGATGCCCAATATTTAAATGAAATACGTGAGGAGAAATATGGAAAGATGGAAGATTCAGCACCTACAGATACTGAAATAGAAAAATATAAAAAAAAATATGCTATAAAAGGACAAGATGATAGAATAGAAGAAGCTATTGATGATTATATTGATGATTTAGTAATGAAAATATATGATAGTATAGAAATTGAAGATAATGATGGTGATAAAATGAATGATGCAGTATATTATAAATATAAAGAACTTATTACTAAAGAAATTTATAAATTATTTGATTATAAAAAAGTTTCAAAAGATTTACAAAAGATTTTAATATTTATTGATGAAAATGGATTTGTAAAAAAGGTATTTAAATATGTAGCTTGTTTATTAATTTGGAATCAATTATCTAAAAATATTGATAAATTAAATGGAGATGAATTTATAAATTTTGAATATATAAATGAATTAGTGACTGTTTTATCAGAAGATAATTGGGAAGATAAATTTATTTATAGAGTAAAAAGAAAACAACTACAAATACCAGAAGAAGTTTATAAATATTTGATTGATAAAAAATTATTAAAAGATTATGAACCTAAAAAGAAAATAATAGTAGGTATCGGCAAACCTAAAAGAGGTGGTAAATTTTCAGATATATTTTCTTTACCATCTAAAGCAATTAATAAAGTAAAAGAAGTAGCAAAGAGTATTTTTAAGCCTGACTATAGTAATTTTCCAGAACCTTCTAAAAAGGTACTTGAAGAAAGAGGTAATGTACCTATTATTGAATTAGAAATAACGAGAGTACCATTAAGTGGGGCTATAAAAGGACTCATAAACGCACTTACAATGGGTAAGTTTAATGAAGGTCAGAAAGATAGTGGATACGATAAATTCTTTCACCTTGCTTTGGTGGCAACTGTAAGAACAATAAAAGGACAGAATTTAAAAGTAGTTATGCAAAAAAATGCCAGAGTTGAAATAACAAAAGAAGTAAAAGAAGGTGCTAATACCGAATATCTAAAACTTCCATTAAAAGGATTTAATATGTCAGTAAATGAATTATTAGATTTAACACGCAAACGAATCGGTGATACTAATTTTTTTAGATATGACAGCTTTAATAATAACTGCCAAATATTTGTTAAAGAATTATTAACAACAATGAATTTATATGATAAAAAAGCAGCAGATTTTGTCTATCAGGATACACTCGCCATTATTAAGAAAGTACCATCTTGGAATCGTGAAATATTAAACTGGACAACAGATGCTGGTAATGTATTTTCTAAATTAACAGGTTCTGGAAAAAAATTATATAATGTAAATTATAATATGAAAAGACAATTAAAAAGAAAGGGTAAAGGATTTGAAGAAGAAGATAAAATGTATTTAAATGAAATAGATAATCCTCACCAAGGTTTAACTGAAGGTTATGCTCCAACTGAAGAATATATTACAAAATATAAAAAGAAGTATTCTTTAAAATTTGATGAAGATGCAGAAAGAATTAACAGTACGATAGATGCTGCTTTAGAAGAATTATCTAAAAAAGCTATATATGAAGTTAAAAAAGAAGAAGGTAGAGCAATATATGGCGAAGAAGCAGAAAAAATTATAAAAAAAATTGATTCATCGTTAGATAGAGAAAAGGTTATTAAACAAGTAAAAAAGTTCCAAAAATGGGCTGAAAAAAATTCTCAAAGTTTTAATTTACAAATATTAGAATACAGAGTCATCGTTATGATGTTAATTCAACAAAATATATGGCAAAATTTAAACAAAGAAATTGGTGATAACTATAAAAAGTTTAATAAAGATGATGATTTAGTATATGAAGAATTAACAAAAGAAGGAACTCCATTCTATGAGGTATTTGATGCAATGGATAATTTGGGTATTAAATTTTATAATGTTTTTAAAAAAGGAGAAAAATTTGGTAATGTAAAAATACAAAAAGAAGTCATTACATATTTTGAAAATGAAGGTATTATAAAAGCAGAACCAATAGTAATAGGTATTGGAAGAAGAAGAAAAACAGCACCTAAAAGAGCTGGTAAAAAAGGTGGTAAAATAACTGATGTATTTAAAAAAATAAAAGATTCAGCTGTACACATCGGAAATGTAGTTAAAGATTCAGCTATACATTCTAAAAATGTCATTAAAGATGTAGGCAAAAAAGCTATTGATTTAGGAAAAAAGAGTGTTGTTGCTATTTATGAAGATATTAAAAGAAGAAATAATGATATTCAAAGAATAGAAGATGGATTTAAAAAGGTGGTTCAAGCTGGACAATTAACAGTAGCAAATAAAGATTGGTGGAATAAAACAATGACAACACCTGACACTTATATATTATTAGTTTCTACAGCATTCTCTGTTGCTTCTATTGCTGGAGTCCCTGCTGCTGGTACTCTTGCTGCTGCCACTAAAATATTAGGAGATTTAGGACAAGGCAGACCAATTAAGGTATCAGATATTAATAGTCTCGCATTATCCTTAATACCAGTACCACAAGCTGGAAAAGTCGTCAATGCTTCTATGTTTGATAAAGTAAAGACAGCAATGATTGGTGCAAAGAGTATGACTGCTGCCCAACGTGCTGCCATTATAGGAAAGAACGTTGTCACAGCATCAAATTCATTAGTTGATACATATGGTAAGAAAGAAGGAGGAAGAAAAAGAAAATTAAAGAGTCTTTTAGATGTAATAAAAAATCCATCATTATATAAATCAGATTATCAAATTAGTGATACTAATGCCGAATTACCATTAAATTATATGGTAGAAACAAAAGGAAATAAAGCAACTAATGCTCCAGCAAGATTTAATCCTATATTTATTACTGGTGGTAGATTAAGACTTGGTAAAAAAAGATATGGTGGACTAATTGGTTTCTGTCCTCATTGTTTTTTAGATAAAGAACTAGGTAAAAAGAGAGTAGATAAAAAAATGAGTAAAAAAAGAGGTGGTATGTTATTTAATAAAATAGAAGCTCCAGCTGGAACAAGCTATAAAAGTTTAAAACCATGTGATACTGGATATACTGATTTTGGTCTAACTTGCACAAGATGTGAATGGAAAAAAGGAGACTGGCATCCATCATGTAATACATATTCAAAAGTAGACTGGAAAGATGTAGAAGATTCACTTAAAAAAGCATTTGAACCATTAACTCATGCTTTTAGTGATATTAAAGACTCATTTGATAAATTTGAAGGAATGACAGAACAAGCATTACAAGATTTTGGTGGTAAATTAAGAGATAATTTTGGTGGTTATTCAGATTGGTTATTAGATAAATTTGACCCAATATTTGAGCAAGTAAAACAATTTGTTGATTCAATAATAAGTTTAGATTATTTCAGGTGGGTTATTTCAAATCCTGAAATATTATTGGTCTATTGTATTTTAATGTGTAAAGTACTTGCTATAGTTTATCCAGAAGCTGCAGTTATTGGTACTTTATTACAATTATTAAAAGATATCATTGATAAGAAACCAATCAGTTTTAATACATTACTTGACCTCGCTATGAATATTGTAGCAATGTTCGTTCCAACTTCTGGTGTTTTAGATGATAGAATTGAAGGTATTGCTGATTTAGTTATGGCTAAACTTCGTGGTATTGATGCAACAGAAAGAGCATATATTATCGGTAAAAATTTAATTGCACTAGCAAATGCTCTTGATGAAAGTGCTGGTGGCGTTTCATATGATGAATGGAATAGAAGTTATGAATCAATTGATAATGGTGAAAATTCACAAGAAGCTATTAATAAAGCTAATGGTGTTGTACCAAATGCACCAAATTTACCGCCACCACCACCAGATGTTCCTTTACCTGAAGGAGGTGTATATAATCCTTATGATTTAGGCGAAGTTGTTTTAGATAAAGATTTAAAAAGAGACTTTAGACATTATACAAAAAAAGACTGTGATAAATTAACTGGTAATTATAATGATGTCACAGGTAGATGTGAATTAAAAGGTGATATAGCAAAAAATTATCCACCAAATTGGTCTTATAATCAAATTGCAAAAGTAGATTATAATAATCCATGTACATATGGTCATATAGGAATGTTAAATGGTTCACAACACAGACTTTTATCAGCATATGAATGTCAAGCTGTTGGTGGATTAACTTCTCCAAATGGTGAATGTCATTTACCAGATGGAAGAAATGTTGCAGATTGCGATGAACCAGCTGACCCAACTACAAAAGGTGGAAGACGTAAAAAAGTATTAAGTGGAGCAACCAGACAATTATATATACATTCAGTTAATATTAGAAATACAGTACCATTAAAAGAAGCTCAAAAAATGGCCAGAAATATAATGAATACTAAAAAAGATAGATATCATCGTGAGACTAAAAACTTTATAAGATTTAGACATATACCCAAGACTAAATTCCAGCCTAAATCGTATGTCACTAAAAAAGTAAATAAAGATGTAGAAATAGTTTTTGGTAAATTAAAATAAATATTTAATAAATTTTATATTTTATAATTATATAATATGGAATTTAACAGTAGTTTAAATAAATTCGGAAACTTAAGAAGCAACCAATACAGAGAGCTTATTAATGATGAATTTAATGATGCTAGAAGTCAAGTCATCGCAAGACAATTTACCCAATCAAAACAATTTTTGGAAACTTATGAACGTGAAAAAGTAGGTGATAGATTAGTAAATTTAGAAGTTGCCAAAACAATTACATCTTTAAATAATGCTATTATTAAAAGTACCAATGAAATAGATAATAATCAACCTAATAGTGAAGAAGGTATTATTGTAGCATATAGAACTGCTATCGATATGTTAAATGCTTATATTAATGCTAGTGGAACAAAAACAAGAGACACAGAAAGATATAAACAAATGATATATAGTGCTATACCAGCATTAAATACTTATTATGAAAAAGCATCACAGCTTGATAAGATTGGTGTAGTTGATACAAAACAATTACAACTTATATCAGATATTATTGAATTATTAGAAAGTGGATATTCTCAAGGACAAAATTATAATGGCAAAAATCTTGCTGCAAATCCAGTTTTACATAGTTTAGATGCTGAAGCTACAGATTTATTTAAACAATTACAAAAGAAATATAAATTATTAATAGATGTATATAATCAGAATAGACAAGTATTAGATGCTTATAGAGGTAATAATCCTATGTTATCACCTGAAGATTTTAATATTTGGACTAGAGATGTACAAGAAAGAAGAAAAGTTTTTGACCAATTATCATCATATATTGTAAATGGTAAAGTAGATTATAAATCAGTCGCTAAATTATTTAATATTCCTTTATTACCAGTTGGTGGTAAAGATAGTAAAACAATAACAGAAAATAGACAAACTACTCTTAAAAACATTATTGAAAAATTAAGAAAAGAATTACAAAGTGTATCGTTCTTACTTATGGTAGCAAATTCAGCTGATAGTCCTTTTAATACCTTTCAAAGAGAAGGCTCATTAGATAGACGTCCTCAACCTGACCAACCAACAATTCCTTCAACTGGTGTTCCACCTCTACCACTAGCACCAACACTACCACCATCAGCTTCACCAGCACAAAAACATACAAAAGAATCATTAAAGAATAATTTTTTAGTCTTTTGGGAAAAGATTTATAGAGGTGAACTTGCATTGACTAAAACAAATGATGGTGATGAAGTTCATAGAATTCAAGAAGAATTACGAATGGATAGAAATGAAGCTGATAATATTGGTGATGAATTACAGCATGTTCATAATGTTAGAACCGCAGAATTAGAAGAAATTAAAGCAAGTGCAAAAAGAATAGTAGGTTATGGAAGAAAATGTGGAGGTGTCAATAGAACATCAAGAAGTAAAAGACATCCAAATGAAAAAATAAATAATGATGCTTTAGAATTTGAGAAAAAACAAGTAAAAGCATTACAAAAGAAACCATTCATGGAAGAACCATCATTAAAATTTCAAAATTTATACCCTAAATATGGCCAAAGAGTTGATTTTCAATATGAAGGAAATGGCAAAACCAAATCAAGACGTTCAAGAAATATTATCTTATTTGATAAAATATAAGATGTTCTTAATGAAACTTAATTAAAATTCTTAATTATTATTATTTAATAATTAATTATGTAAAAAGGCTTCCACCAGCCCCTCCACACACCTTATATAGTATAAATACATTTTTAGATAAAAATAATATGGTTTTCTTTATGGTGTGGAGGGTTCGGACTCTTTTTTGGACAAATTCATATATAAAATAAAAATAAAAATAAAAAAATTTTTTTCTTATAAATCTCATTTTACCCTCCACACCCTCCACACCATAAAAACATACCTTAAATTTATATATATAAAGTATAATATACATCATATATGGTGTTGTGGAGGGTGTGGAAGGTAGAAAAAAACGACCTTCCACACCCTCCACCTTCTTAATGAAACTTAATTAAATATTTAGTTTCTTAAATAAATATATATAAGATTTTATAAAAAGAAATATTTAGTTTTTCTTAATTTAGTTAAATTAAGAAAATTATTTTATATATTATAGTTATATAAATAAAAATGTCTTCAATTTTAAAGTTTGTTAGAAATTCCTCTTTAACTATAACACCAATTAAATATGATAATAAAGATTATGCATCAATATATATCGATGAAGAAACTAAATGGCATCAATTAAGTTTTATTCAGAGCATGACATATTATAAAGATATTAAATATAAGGACTATAATGGTCTAATGATAAATTTATACGGCTTACATCTCAAATATATATGTTTTGATACAGACTGCGAAGTATCAAATAATTTCGTCTTAAAAATGATAGCAGATAATGGTTTAAATAAAGTTTCAACTCCTTCATATTCACACCGTAATTTTAACTTGACGTATAAGAACCACTATTATTTTAAAGTACCAAGTAATTATATATTTAATGATAATAAAAAGAAACAATTTAAAAATCACCCTATTTATGGTAATTTAGACATTATATATTTAGTAGCAGAACATAAAGATAATATAATAGACTATGAACTAATCTCTGCAACATCTGCAGAACTACTTGATACATTTACGGAAATGGGACTTCAAAATAATGAACAAGGGAACGAGCAGGAAGTAGATAGGGAGGAAGTGGTAGAATTATTAAAGATATTAAAAGCTGATAGAGGAGATAATTATAATGAATGGTTTCAAATCGGTAGTGCTATAAAACAGTACGATGATACATTATTTGATGTTTTTGAAAAATTTAGTTCAAAAAGAAAAAATTATAAGAATGAAAAAGATGTAAAAAAATACTGGAAAACATTTAAAGGTGGTAATTATGGTACATTATGTAATATGGCAAAAGAAGATGATGAAGATAAATATAAAAAATGGCGTAATAAATGGTTTAAAAAAGAAATTAAAAATGAATCAAATGATGAATATACAAAAATAAAAGAATTATTAAAAGAAAGATTATTTATAATAGAAAAGCCATTACAATATGGTTATATTAATGAAGAGGGAGAAATAGGATGGTACAACTTTAAAGATTTAAAACAATTATTAAAGCCATATAAAATAGGAAATAAAGACTTTTTAGATTTATGGATAGAAGATAACACCAGAAAAGCATATTCTAAAATTGATTTCATACCAGATAATAAAAATCCAAGACTATTTAATTTATTTAGAGGATTTAAATATAATAACGATGAACAACACGATATGACTATTTTACAGCCATTTTTTGACTTAATAAATGTATTATTAGATAATGAAGAAGTAAGTGTAAAAAGCTTTTTAGATTGGTGGGCTTGGATACGTCAAAGACCGTTTCAAAAGAGTGAAAAAGCTATCGTTTTATATAGTGATGTTCAAGGAGTTGGAAAGAATACTTTAATAGAATTATTTAAAAGAATTATTACTTATTCAACATCAGTTAATGATGCCAAAGATTTAATTAAAAATTTTAATTCACATATAACTTCTAAATTATTAATTTGTGCAGATGAAGTTAAAGTTAAAAATACAGAGATGAGAGATGATTTAAAAAATATGATTACAAGAACAAAAATGCTAGTAGAAAGAAAATGTGTTGATGCTTATGAAATAAATGATTATTCAAATTTTATTTTTACTACTAATAATCAAAGTGCTTTTTTTATAGAACCAACAGATAGAAGATTTATTTTATTACAAACAACTGACACTATAATGACATCAGAAACAAGTAGTTTATTATATAGATTAATGGACGATGAAAAAGTATTAAAAGCTATGGATACATTTTTAAAAACAAGAGAAATACCTGATAAATTAAAAGCACCAATGAATAAATATAAACAATTATTAATTTCTCAATCATTACCAGCATATATACAAATGATTTATAGACAACCTCATAATTATGCCGAAAATACATATAGAACAAATGATTTATATGAATGTGCTATTGATTATGCTAAACGCCACGGCCTCGCATGGACTTTTACAGCTGATAAAATGGCAAAAGAATTTAAAATTGAATTTTCTAAATTTTTTAAGAAAGCAAGAGAATGTAATAAATATGCTTTTCCATTAGAATATGAGCTAATTAAATATTTAAAAGAAAAACGTCCAGAATTAGTTATGGAAGAATTAGATACAATAATTTAAATTTTTTTTATATATTATTTTATGGAAAATAATATAAAAAAAGTAAAAGAGTACGCATTATCTGATAGTGATATTCATTCATATCTACCTGATGTTAAAATTTATATGTATAATGAATTAGATAACTACAGCAAAATAGATGACATATTACCTCATCCAAATAGTTATTTAATTTTATTATATCAAGATTCAGAAAATACAGGACATTGGACGTGTATTTTACGTCAAAATAATACAGTTGAATTTTTTGACCCATATGGAAAATATCCCGATACTGAATTAAGATGGGTAGATAATGAAGTCAGAGAAGATTTAGGTATTACAGGTAAATTTATAAGTAATTTATTTGATAATAGTAATTTAAAAATAGTCTATAATACAGCACCTTATCAGCATACAAGTAATAAAGTAAATACTTGTGGGCGTCATGTAGTGTACCGTTTATTAAATAGAAATTTAAGTTTAAAAGATTATCATAAACACTTTAAAAATCAGACTAAAAAATTAAATTGTAATTATGATGGTGTAGTAGCTAAAAGAGTAAATATTATGTAGAAAAAATCTAACTTCTAAAATTTCTATTTTATATGGATATAAAGAGACTTATTTTTTTAATAAAAAAATAATTATTTTTCAAAATTAATTAATTAATAAATAATATATAGTTTTTAATTGTTTTAATTTAAGATTTTATTTCTAAAGTAGTATATAATATGGAAGATAATAGTATTAATATCAGTGATAGTATCCCTTATATTGAGACTGTAAAAGATGCAAATAAAAAAGAATTTAATAAAAATTTATATAATAAAACTTACTATGATAAAAAGAAAAAAGAATTAAAAACTGATGATTGTCCTGTTTGTTATGGTTCATTTACTTTATATAGTCGTGCTACTCATATGAAAAGTAAAAAACATTTAAAAGCATTAGATATTATTAATAAAAAATAATTTATATATTATATTATATATAATATATAAATGACAACCCAAGCCGATACATTTAATTATGCTTATTATTTATGTGTACAAATAGTTCCAGAAGGCACATTATTCGACCAAAAAACACTAGTAGTACCATATGATAAAACAGAATTTAATAATTTTAACCAAGTTTTTCAGGGATATAGACAATTACCTGATACTTTAAGTAATATATTTAATTTTTCTGAGTATAACATTAAAAGTCTAAACCCATATACATCTTTCAATGGAATACTTGAAGGACGTCCATTAGTGTCATACAAATCAGTAGATAATGGTAATTTTGGAGAAGATTTACAATTAATTTTTATGCAAGTAGAAGACACACCTAATATGCGTACTTCTAAATTATTAGATTTAAATTATTTACCAATGACTAAAGTTCAATTTACATTTTTTAAAGATTTTGTAATGCCAACATATAAATATCCTATGCGTTTATGGCAATTAAAAAAAACACTTTTTGATTTAATTATTAGTAATAAATCATCTGATAATAATACTAAAACAACCCTTTTTAATATAACTAATAATCGTGATATAGTTCAAGGACTAGAAAGACAACTTTATAACTATGCTGTCACATCATATAGTGTTGAATTAGGTCTATTAAGTGAATATGCTGGTATTCAATTATATGATGCTTTTACAGCACCACCAATCGCACCTACAACTATAGTATCACCACCATCTATTGTAGCTCCTTCAGTAATAAAGAGTACTTCAATAATAATAAACTGGAGAATACCAACTGCTACAGTACCAACATGGTATGGATTTTTAATTGACGAAAATCTAACTGCTTTTATGATGCCTCCTGTTGATTTTATTTCAATAAATCCTGTATTTAGATTTGATGGAACAGATTATATCATTTCAGTCAAAGCTACTGGATTAACTCCAGCGACTAGTTATAATATTAAAGCAAGAATACAGACAGGAGAAGTTGTACCACCTGCTGTTGCTGGTGCTTTCTCTGTACCAGTCAGCTTCACAACAACAGCTCCTTAAAAAAGTCTTAAATTAAAAACATTTAGATTTCAAAAATTTTATATTATTAATGTATATAATATAAAATGCCTTGGGCTTCAGATTTAATCTTTGGTGAAAAAATGGAACAAGAATACCTTAAACACACTAATTATAAAACATATAATAAAGTAAATGGAAACTTTAAATATTATGATTTTGAATTAACTGATAATGACGATAAAAAACGTCTAATAGAAATAAAAGCAGATAGACAAACAAGAAATACAAATAATATATTTATAGAATTTGAATGTAATAATAAATTATCTGGTATATCTACCAGTACCGCCGATTTATGGGTATATTTTGAAAATCATCCAACAAAAGACTCCTTATTAAGGTATCAAGAATTAACAGAAGGAAAAACATTAAATTATTTTCAAAAGAAAATAAAAGAAAATCAAATATTAGAATTTGAAAATGATTATATCATTTATGAGATTAAAAAAGAATTATTAATAGAAATGATAAAAGATAAAAAATATAATAAAATATATGAAGGAAATATTGAAGGTAAGAAAGTAAAAGGATATTTATTTAATAAAGATTTATTTAGAAATAATATAATTTATAAATTTAATAATTTAGATTTAAATAATAAATTTGAAATAATAATCTAAAATAATATATATTATGTCAGACTCTCCTCTCATTCCAGAGACTCAACCAATTGAAAACAAAAACACACCTAAAACAGATATATCTACAAAGCGTGTTTATGTTCTATATGATTCAAAGACAAAATCACTAATGAATGCATTTGATAATCCATTCAAAGCAAATAATTTTATTAAAAAATTAGTTAAAGAAGATTTAAAAAATTTAATAGATAATTTAAGATTAAGTATAAATATTTCTGAAGAAGATGATGAAGAAGATTTTAAATTAAATACTGAAAGAATATCAACACTTAAAACATTAGTACAACAATATAAAGTTTATGATTTATCAAGAAATCAATCTTATATTTATAATGGTAAAGTAATTAATAGATACATGATATGGAATTTAGTATTAAATGAAGAGATAGATGAATCTCAATATTATAATTTATTTTAAAAATATTATATATTATATAATATGTCTAAATATAGTAATGATGAGCTATTAAAATTATTAACTGTAAACACTTTAATTTTAGTTATAGGATTTATTTTAAATAATATATTATAATGGATACAAATGCCCAATTTATCGCTGGCTTATCAATGCTATCAGGTTCTTTACTTGCTATTATAGCAATGTTCAATCATAAAAAGATTACTATAAAATGTTGTAAGAAAGAATTGAGTGCGTCTTTTTCAGTTGATGAAGCCACACCACCTATAGACGAATCAAATAAAAAACAAGGTACTATAGTACCTGCGTCATCATCTTTATAAATTTAAAGCTTTTTTATATTCATATAAGATGTCGTTAATTTTCATCATTGTTATATAATCAATTTGAGTGGTTGATACTGCAGTATTATCAAATAAACTTTTAATTTCTATTTTTTGAAGTGGTGGTATTAAATCGTCCATTATATATAATTATATCACATATTTAATTTATATTTTTTACTATTTTCAATACTTAATTTTGTCAAAATATTTAATATATATTTTTCTCTTTCTTCATTTTCTTCTTTTTCTACA